AAAGATGGATTTATTTAATGGCAACATATAAAACTAATAGTGTTTATGCATTATCTCCAATGGATTCAGGTAAATTAGGAATTTGGGAACCACCTGACTTTGAAATTACTGGAAACGAAACAACTATGATAATTTCACGGCATTATAGAAATCGTCCAGATCTTTTAAGTCAAGAATTATACGGAACGCCCCAATTATGGTGGGTTTTTAAAATGATAAATCCAGATAAATTAAATGATCCTGTTTGGGATTTTGTTGAAGGATTAGAAATATTAACACCTAGTCCATCGGAAGTAAGTGCTTATTTAAGTTAGAGGAAGAAAAATATGTCTGAAGAATTTGGTTTTATAGAGCCAGAAACTAAACAACAAGAAAAAGGGTACGAACAATTCGGTCGAAAACAAGCCGCATCGGCAACAAAATCTAGTTATGCACCGAAAGATGCTATTAAACATTCTCCTAGAGGATTTATAGGTAATGCTTTAAGCTCTATGCCTTCTGCAACATATTATACTAGGTTAAGTATTTGCCATCCATCTATTGTGCATAACTTATCTTTAAATAATAAGAAAAAAATAATAATTGCAGAAACTGCAACTACAGCAATATTTGCAATTACAGATTTAGAAGTGTATCATGTGGTTAGTTGGAATAGTCAAACTAGATCGGCACAAGGAGTAGCGTTTAATATAACAATAGTAGAAACACATGGTGCGGCTCTTTTAGATTATATTAATAAAGCATGCCAGGATTTAGGAATTAAGTCACCAAAAGAAGCAACCTATCTATTAGAAATAATGTTTAATAATGGTAATGCAGAAAATGTAGAACCAGGACAATCTGAATATTATTTTATCTATACTTTAAAGTTTCAAAATATGCAAATTGGAATTACTGAAAAAGGCGGTCAGTATAGAATTAATGCAACAGAACCTGGAGTAGACGCATATGCAGGACAAACAGGACCAACTATAAAAAATGTATCAACTATTGCCGCATCATCTTTGGGTGAATGGGTTAAAGGATTTCAAACTTTTTTAAATAAATGTGCCCAAGATGAAAAAGATGCTGAATCTCATGCTGTTAAAGATGAATATTATATTTTAATAGATGATACATGGAAAAATTATAAATTTTCTAATACAAAATCGCCAGAAAACGACCAAGGAACACGATCGTTTTTAGATAATTCTAAATTAATGATTCAAATAGCAAAAGGTTCAAGTATTCCTGATATATTAAATTCTGTAATGGGAGCAACAGAAGAATTTCAAAAGGTTCCAATTGTCGGAGGCGGTTTTATGCGTGAATTAGGGGTTGACAAAGAGGCAACTAATGCTAAAGGTATTCCGGAAGTTTTTCGTTTAATTTGTGATATGAGATTTGGAAAATATGATTACAGACGAAAAAGATATGCTCGAAAATATTTGTATTCATTTAAATCATACAAAGACCCTTCAGTTTCAGATGCTGGACTTGCAACTAAGTTTAATGATAAAGATACAATGAAAGACAGAGTAACTAGTTTATTACAAGAACAATTACTTACAAAACGATACGATTATAATTTTACAGGATTAAACACAGAAGTACTAAATTTTGATATAAATTTTGATCTTACATATTTTAGAACTATTCCTATTAGAAAAGGTCGACAAGGGCAACGATCTGGTGTACAAGGCTCAAAAAATATGCCAATAGGAGCTACTGAGAAAGGTGCAGAATCAAAGAAAAATAAAAGACCAAACGATATGCCAGGAAATCTTTCTCATTATGTTAAGAAAACATATGGTGATTATGATGATCAAGGATTAATATACGGTGCTAATCCTACAAATGCTGAAGAATTAGAAAAAGCTCAAGCGGCTCTTGCTAGTGAAACTGGAACAAATATTAGAAAAGGTAGCGGGTTATATATAGAATCTTATGCATTACCTTCAACGCAGGAAAATGTTTCATTCCATACAGTTTCATCAGATACAGTTGATAGAGGAAATGCTTTACAACAAAATGTAACACCTGATAGAAGTACAGGACGAATACAATTAGGTAATATGTATATGGAAATGACAGGTGGTTCAGAATTACAAAAAATTAATGTAGATATTAAAGGCGATCCATATTGGTTAGGTATGTCAAATTTAACTAAACAATTTAGAGGAGCAAGTACAGGTATAGCAGATTTTGCAATATACGAACAAGGTGCTCCTATGTTTTGGTTGAATGTAAACAGTCCGGTTGAACCAGACGAAACAACAGGGAAAATGGAATTTGTTAACAATGTAACAGTAAGTGGAATATTTAAAGTAACAAATGTTATATCTCGATTTATAAATGGCGCATTTACCCAATCATTAGAGGCAATTAGAGATATCGGAACTAATTATGAATTGGCTCGGCCAACATTATTAAAATTTACAAATGAAGAACAAATTAGTTTAGAAAACCGTGCGGCAAAAGAAAAAGCCTCTGCTCAAAGTGCATACTCTGATAAGGAAAAAGGACAAGGTGGTTATGAACAACAAAAGTTTAATAAAGAACGGTTTGAAAAACTTCAAGCAGAACGGGATGCTGCCGGTGAGGATCCGACACTACAAGAGGAACATTAATGGCAACATATAAAACACAATTTGGCGAAAAACCTCCAGTAGGTAGTTACGCAGGGTTTGGAGAAAAACCTGATAAGGATGGCAATTGGTCTTTTCCTAGTACTGATGATATTGGTACTAATATTGAAATAGCAAGATTACATCCTAAGTTACGAAAACTTGCGGCAAATTTTGTTATAAATGCAAAAGCTCACGGAAGCATTTATATTATTAAAATAGTAACAGGTGTTCGACCCCTTTCTAAACATAAAGAATTACGTAAAAAAGATATACTTAAACACAATTATAAAGATAGTCAACATTTAACAGGTACTGCATTTAGAATAGAAGTTGTTAGTATTAATAGTGTAAACAAAACAAAATATTTACATGAAGCTGATGGATCTATAACAACCTCAAATCAAGATCATTGGAAAAAAATAGGCGAACTTGCTGAAGCCCAAGGGTTTCATTGGGGCGGTAATAGAGGAAACCATTTATTTCAACAATACAATCATGCTGATTATGGTAATGGATGGAACAAAAATTATTTTGAATTTAGAGATTGTGGAAGACGCAGGGGAGCAAAAAAATATTGGTCTAGGGAAAAAGATGCAGACCAATGGTTTGAATTAGGATGTGTACCGGAATAAATTATGATACAAAATGTTTCAAAAGAATATGCTAAAACAACCAATGGAGCAGGGTCTGGAGTAGCAATTAAATCTATGCCCTATATATATAGGGCATTTATTAAGCGATCTTTAGATTCAGCCGCCATGGGTAGATTGCAGGTCTATATTCCTGAAATTGCCCATCCTACTAGAGAAGATACCTGGATTAATGTTAGATATTTGTCGCCTTTTGCAGGAGCGTCTAGTCCGTATTTACAAAAACCAATGTCAACAGCATTTAAAGATACCCAAACTGCTTATGGTATGTGGATGGTTCCGCCAACTATGGAAACAGAAGGTTTAGTAGGCTTTATTAATGGAGATATTAATGAAGGTGTTTGGTTAGGTTGTTTCTTTCAAGAAAATGTTAATTTTACAGTACCAGGCATTCCGTCTGCTATGACATATGAAGGACCAGCACCAGGAGCAGAAAAAAACAAATATGATAAAAAACCTATGTATCGTCCTGCTCATAAAACAATGTCTGATGCCCTTAAAGCACAAGGACTTCTTGCAGAAGCTCAATATGATGCAATTAGAGGAACGTGTACAAGTGGTGCTAGACGAGAAAGTCCTAGTAGAGTATTTGGAATATTAACTCCTGAACAACATCAATTTGTAATGGATGATGGTGATGATGCCGGAATTGATATGGGCATACGATTACGGACTGCTAACGGAGCCCAATTATTACTCAATGATGAAAAAGGTATAGTTTATATTATTAATAAAGCAGGTACAGCATGGATAGAACTTACTAATGAAGGTAAGATGGATGTGTTTTGTACAGATGATATATCCTATCATTCCCTTAAAGATTTTAATTTACATGTTGACGGTGATATTAATATACAATCAAAAGGTAGTATAAAAATAAGAACAGAAGGGGCAGACGGAATTAATATAAATGCCACAACAGGTGACTTTCAAATGAAGACTGCTGGAAATTATGTTATACAAGCAGACTTAGATGGAAATCTTATAACAGGTGGCGGAACAGTTGTAAAGGCCGCAAGATTAGATTTAAATGGTGGTAGTGCAGTAGATGCAGTTCCTCCGGAGACAGGTTCATTGGTAGACAATGTTAGCGTATTAGAAAGTGTATGTACAAGAGTACCTGAGCATGAACCATGGTTAGGACACGAAGATAAAAGATTATTGCCACTAGGTGAAGGATTAACACCGGGGTTTGCAGGTTAATGAATGGCTACTAGATATAAAGAATTACCGATAGAGATAAATTATGATGATCAATCCTTATCGAAACAATATTCTTCTACTCCAATAAACACAAAGTCAGCCGCAGTAAGTGATGCTGGTCTTGATTTTATGTTGGGTAGAGAATTATATCGTGGCCATCGCCATTGGGATGGTGAAAAGTATGTAATGGGTTATGGTTATAGCGGTAGTGCTTTTTCTAATGGTATTACAGAAACAAATGCATATAGATTATGGATTACTGATGTTACTAAAGCACAAAATGCTTTGCGAAAAAGGTTAAACAATAGTCCAGAATTTCTTCTTCAACACCAATGGGATGCTTTAGTTAGTATGTTTTTTGATACTGGTTCAATTGATTATACTCAAACTGAAGGATATGAATTTGACTTAATTTATTTTATTCAAAAAGGTACTATTGATCAAGTATCATCTGCAATACAAATAGATAACAGAAAACCTACTCGTAGAACTGCAGAAGCCTCATTATTTAGATTATGTAATTATGGTAATATGAAGCCTAGGTCATGGTTGCGAAATGAAGGTATTCAACATATAAGAAAAAATTATCTTACTCTTAAAGATAAAGATGGTAATGTAGATAAAACTGCTCAACAGCAGGCACAATATGCTTATTATAAAGAAACTTCTAAGTTTATAAAAGACATATCAGAAATTGATAGACGTAGAGTTATATCTTTAATAAAACAAGAAACAGACACTACAATCGATTCTAGTACTCCTATTGAACAGTATGTTGTTAAAACTACGCCCGAATCGGAGTACGAACAACTTAGCACAACGATTGCGACTACAACAACTACAGAAGCACCGTTTACTAGTTTACCTATTACATATACTGAATCAGGCGCCAGTAGTGGTGGAGGAACAGGCGGTACTGGTACTGGTGGAGGGACATCTACTCACTCACATATTGTTGCTCAATGGTTACCTCCAGGTGGTTCAGAAGGACAGTTTATAAACCATTTAGGTTCGTGGTCAACTCCGGTAGGTTCAGGCTCAAATGCTTTTAATGGAGTATTTGCTAATTTAACCGAAGTACCAACAACTATTGCTGGGTATGGTATCCTCGATGCTTTTCAAGGTAACTTTAATGATTTAACAAATGTACCTAATTTGTTTAGTGGTGATTATGATGATTTAACAAACAAACCAAGTAATTTTGGAGGAGCATCTGCAGGCACAAGTGGATCATATGGATATGTTCCTGGCCCAATAGCAGGTGATCAATTAAAATATTTAAGTGCTACTGGTATTTGGTCGGTACCACCTAACACAACATATGTTAGCTCAGATTTTGATCATGATCAATTAACTAATTTTTTAGGAGATGAGCATATAGATTGGACACAAGATCAGTCAGGCATTCCTAAAGAAATACACGTAAACAACTATGCTGGCGGATCTCTTTTTGGAGGAGCAACATCTAGTACAGACGGAACACAAGGATTAGTACCTGCACCGGTAGCAGGAGATGAGGTTAAATTTTTAAAGGGCGATAGAACTTGGTCTATAGTTGCTAGTTATGATCAATCATTAAACACAACAGACGATGTAACATTTGATGACTTAATTGTTAACGGTAATCTTACGGTAAACGGAACAGAAACAATAGTTAATACTTCTAAATTAGAAGTAGAAGACCATACTATAGAAATAGGCAAAGTAACCACTCCAACAGATATTACTGCTGATGGTGGCGGAATAATACTTAAAGCCGCGGCAGATAAAACTATTACTTGGGATAAAACTACAGACATGTGGGGATTTAATATTCCCATTCACTTAACCACTGAACTAGGGTCGAATCCGACAGTTCCTGCAGATGGAGAAGGTGGATATTTTTATACAAAAGCAGACGGAAAACCTTACTGGATGAGTTATGAAAAACAAGGTATTGATTTAAGTGCAGGTACTGTATCTGATTTGACAGATACAACTATATCGACACCATCCGGCGGAGATGTACTAACATGGGATGGTACAAATAATGTATGGAAAAATCTAGCAGGTGCGGCTGGATCTTTAACAGGATTATCTGATACAACTATAACAAGTGCTCAATCTAATGATGTATTAACATGGAACGGTGTTGCTTGGATAAATCAAGCGGCTACTACTGGTGGAGGCGGAGCGGCAATAGGAGTACCAAGTGATGCAACATATAATGATGGAGCATATTTCCATAAAAATTCTAGTTATAGTAGTGGTATATTGTTATCTGGCATTGATACTGCTGGTACTATTTCTGATGCAATTGATGGAATAAACGAAACTGTTAGAAATATACAAAATAATACATACGTTCAAGGATCGGCATTTTCTAATTCTCCGTTAGAAGGAGGAGCATCACCATCTGTTCCGTTAACTGTAAGATTTACTATTGCAGTTCCAGGTAATGCTACCCACGCAGATTGGCATTTTGAAGATGTCACAACCCCAGGTAATACTGTTAGTGTAGCAAACGACACAACTACATTAAGCAATGGATATTATGATCAAAGTTTTACATCTGTTGCAGGTGGTGATATCAATGTAACAATGACATTAAAATGTCAGTCAGCATCTGGCACTACAGGATTAACTGAAGGTAGTTATTCAATTTATAAAAAAGATGCCGCAGTTGAATTATGGACACCAGCACCAGAACCTGCATGGACTACTACAAATAATGATCAAGTTGTAGATTTAGAATCTGCACCTCAGGCAGATAGAGAAATTGAATTTGATACATCAACATCATTATATACACATTATTGGATGATTGAATTTGGTGATGGTACAAAATATCCTAGTGGTGCTAGTACAAGCGGGGACAATACTCATGTTGAATCAAATTGGATTGATTGGTCGGCTACAAAAACACACACACACGATTATGATGTAGGTGGTAATACAGTTACAGCAGATACACGATGGTCTCCTAAAGTTTGGTGTAGAAGTACAACCGCACAAGGAGGCGTAGGTGCTACTGCTAGTTTAGAAAAAACAAACCATATTAGCGGATATATAAAACCAGATGCATCTTTTAATGTAAACAACTTAGTAACAGGTAATAATGATGAAATTGGAGATACTAATGCCCAAAGTGCAACTAATACAGCAGAAGGGCATCCTGTAAGATTTACAAATAGTTCTGCAAATTTAGGTACTTGGGGCGATACAACATTTACATGGGATTGGGGAGACTTAACAAGCGATACGGTTGTAACAGGTGGCGATAATGTAGATGGAGATTACCTTAATGATATAGAGCATTATTTTACATTAGCAGATGACCTTATAGCAGAAACATTTGATGTAACATTAAATGCAACAAATTTAAGAGGCTCTAATAATTCAAGCACAACATCTGCAACAACTATTACAGTTAATGTAGATCCAAGAGCAGGGTTTAGCGGAGCATTTACAAATCAAAATACTTCAGCAAATGGTAGTCCCGATTATGTAGATCCTAGAATAGGATTTGATTTTATAAAATACGATCCTGCAAATGGTGGAGCAGATAGTAATGGAGCATCTAATATTGCTCAGTTTACCGGTTCCTCGACAGGACTAACTGATAATAGTGTTTCTCTTAATCCTACATACGCATGGGATTTTGGCGATTCAAATACAAGCACATTAGAAGATCCTACAAACACATTTACTAACACAGGATCACCTTTATTACGAACTGTAAAATTAATTACAACAACAGATAACAGTTATGCTGGTGGTACTGATGATACTGAAAACAAAGTAGATTATATAGAAATAAGAAAAGCGCCTACTGCACCTGATGGGTTAACAGGTTCTACGTTAAATCCTCCTGCTAGTGTAGGTACACTACCGCACATATGTGATGATACAGATGATAATACTGCTGGTTCTTCTATACCAAATGGTGGAACTGCTGTTAATAGACAAGTAACATCTGCTATAGAATCAGACACAACTCAATTTTGCAACGAATTTCCTTCAAATGGTACATATTCTGGTATACTAAAAGCCCATATAAATGAATCAGCCGATGGATCTCCTGAAGGTATGGTAGAGTTTAATGGAGCACCTAAAGTAAACAGATGGGATTCGGCTGGAAATATAAGTGCCACAGGTTTACTAGAAATTACCCTAGAGCGTGACGCAAATGCTTTAAACTCTAACACTTATCCAGACAATTTTTATAAAGAATTTATAGCAAAAGTACATTTAGATTCAACATCATATCCGGTTTCAGTTGGTTATAATACAATGCAATTAAAACATAGTGATGCTACTGAAACATATCAAGCCAAATGGGTATATGATGATATGATTAGTAATCCAGTAGTTAATGGCTGGGGGACTTCGGTACCTGCGACTGCCGCATATAGATATATGTCTGGTGTTGCATTTTATAATACAGGTGCTAGTATATCTATTGTAGGCCAAACTGTATCAAATGTTTCAGGACAAACATATAGACTTACAACAACACCTCTTACAATTAGTAATAGTGTTGGAACAGCAATTAGTACCCAAACTTATACCTATGCAAATATATTACCAGGAGGTTCAATAAATGGAAATGTACCTAAAAAGAATGTAGGTGTAAGTGCGCCAATTACATTAAATGGGTTAACAGTTAATATAAATGGGTCAGGATTAGGTAAAGATGGCAAACTAAACACTTCTGTAGACAATGTAAATGGAACTAGTGTTGATCAAGTAGATGCAACCGAAATAATGTATTGGTTTACTTCGCCTACATTAGACGAAGCGGCATTACCTAATAATATAACAGTAGGCTCAGCAGTTAGTGGAGCTCCAGATTTAATACGTATTGACGGTCCGTGGACAGGAACAGATTACGACTATCCTGCTTATACAGATACAAGTAACAATTATTATACAACATATGCATGGAATAGTCAAACTAATACATTACCGGGCACAAACGAAGCAGGATGTTATTTGAATGAAATTAAACATACTTTAGAAGATTTTTCATCTAGTTACTTACCAGTTAATGCTGATTTAGGCGGCGGCGGCAGATTGTCTAGTAGTACACAATATTTTACAATGTGCTTCCAACGAAATAGTATGGCAAAATTTGCTATTAAAATTACAGGTGAAGTAACATCACTTTACATAGCGTTTCCGGGATATGATACAGATAATACAAGTGGGTTAAATGGTTGGTTAGATTGTAGTACATTATATGGCGGAGCAGAATTTCCAGGGTCAAATACAGGTGCTGGCGGTAACGGATCCGATGGTGTAAGACGACAAGGTACAGCCGCAGACCAAGGAGCATTTGCAATTAATACAGCCTTAACAAATGCATATGCAAATTTAGATTTAGGAACAGCAAACACCGGGTTGGCAACAGAAAAACATGTGCTAGTACGATTTGGTATAGCAAATGGTAAATCTGTAACAGCAATATCGGTAGAGGATTGGAGTTAATATGCCTACATATGATTTAAATGATGTAATAACTAATAGGATTGACAAAAAAGTCAACTATGGAAAAGCTCGAACGGCATTTGACCACGAGAAAGGTCCAAATAACGAAGCCATAGTTAGTCCTATTCCAAATCCTACTCACAATTTATGGATTGACAGCCATTTAATTCCGGCAGTAGCTGATATTGTTAATACTGTAACTGTTACCTCTTATCAACATAATAGTGCCGCATCAGGTTTTGGAACAGCAGTTGGTGAATCTGCTGGTGTTATAGAACTAACACGAGATCCAACTGTAGCAGACCAACGATCGTGGCTTGCATGTTCAACAGTTGGCACACAATCTACTAGACTTAATAATTGGCTTAGAGCAACGTATGGAGCAACATACTTGCCTAAATTTGCTATAGCACTCGCCGGAGGCGGTAATGGTAATTATGATATAACAGCAAGATCAGATTACGAAGAAATATATCCACAATCAACTAATGAAGAATATTACTGGGATTATGAATCTGGTGTATTTGTAATGGTAGGTGATCCTAATGGAAATCTTCGATTCCCGCTTTTAGAACAATCAAGTAGTGTTTATACACATTCTGTATATTTAATTAAAGGTTATAGATATATTGGTGCTCTTGGTTTACAAAACTTTGGAGGCGGAGGAGGAGGATCTGCTTTTCAATTAGAAGTAAAAGAAACAGGTGTAGGTGCAAATGTTACTAATGCAGATATAACATCAATACAGTTTGATGTTGATAGCGGGTTTGCTTTAACTGATTTGGGCAACAAAGCGATTAAAATTGGAATGGAAAGTACATTTAAACATTGGAATGTATTAGGCCAAGATAAACTCACAGCAACCGCAGTAGACGAAATAACGTTAGCCCAAGGTAACGGTATTGTTTTAACAACGACTGCACCTCCTAGTACTGTCCAAACTTATTATGTAAAATTTGATAATGGCAAGTATATTTTTGAAGATGCACCTGGAGCTGTTGGGGCAGGTACATACAGTATAACATTCAATTTTGTTGCAGGTGGTACATATAAATTTGATACAAGCAATTCAACATTAGTAAGTAGCCAATTTGAACTTTCAGTTGTTGACGACGGAACTCATGCATCAGGTGCTAGATATACAACAGGTGTTACATATGGAGATAATTCAGGTAGAATTCCAGATGGAACAGCAGGAGCATTTTTACAATTAGTAGCAGAAAATACTATTCCTGATAGATTATATGATTACAATGAAGATACAAACGGAACAGGTGATGGGTCTGGGGCAACTATTACCGGACAACAAAAAACATTAACAATAACAAATGAAATTGTAGACGATAATAATAATGTTGTTGTTGATGGCAAATATAAAATACCAGGTGTTATTGGAGCGGCAGGACAAGTATTACGATTCCCAGCATCTGGCACAACATTAGAATGGGGATCATCGGGTACTATAGACTTAGTAGATTTATCTACAACAAATGTAAGTGCTAATGCAATATCAACATTAACATATGATAATACAACAGGTGTTTTTACATATACACCATTGCTCGAACAAGATCCTGTGTTCCTTGCTTCGCCTGCAGGAAATATTACCAATACAAAAATAACAAATTGGGATACAGCCCACGCATGGGGAGATCATGGAGTAGAAGGTTACTTAACAACTTATACAGAAACTGATCCTGTGTTTGGTGCTCATGTTGCGGCAGGAATTACCCAACAAAAAATTACTGATTGGAATACCGCACATGGATGGGGAGATCATTCAACTGCAAATTATTTTGATATAGATGATGACGATTTAGCAGATATAAGAGATGTTGATCTATCAAGTATGAATACTGGTACTAATGGATATTTTTTAAGATGGAATTCCAGTGCTCAAAAATGGAAAGAAGAAATTATTGTTGTACCAGCAGTAATAGACGATTTAACTGATGTAGATACAACTACAACAACTCCAGTAAATGATCAAGTATTACAATGGGACACAAACAAATGGTTGCCACAAACATTGTCGATACCTACTGTATTAGATGATTTAACTGATGTTGACACAACTACAACGACTCCGTTGCTTAACCAAGTATTAAAATATGATGGTACAAAATTTACTCCGCAATTAGATACAGGACAAAATACCTTAGCAGGATTAACAGATACAGATGTTGCTGGTGTAACAAACGGTAAAATTTTATCATATTTAAATGGTACTTGGGAATTAGATGATCCACCTCTAACAGGTGCTACTACTTTTACAGGTTTAACAGATACACCTATTAATTTTACTTCTCAAGGTGGAAAATTTGTTAAAGTTAAATCAGATGGTACTCAACTTGTTTTTGAAAGTTTAACATTACCTGATGAATTTTTAGATTTAACAGACACTCCTGCAAATTATAGTAATGCGGCAAGTTATTTTGTTAAAGTTAAATCAGATAGTACAGGTCTCGAATTTGTTACACATGCATTTTTAACAAATATATCTGCTGAAAATTTAACCGATTTGGTTGATGTTACACCTGTTACTTCGTCTAATGATGCAGATTTCTTATATTATGATCATTCGTCTACCTCATTTAAGTGGAAAGAATATGAACTTAAAAGTCTAGTAGATTTAGATACACCAGGTGCCCCAGAAAATTTACAGGGATTATATTATGATTATCCTACCACTTCATTTAAATGGAGAGATTATAAATTAACAGCTCTGTTAGATGTAGCAAGTTCGTTACAGGCAGACGATGAAAAAGTACTTTATTATGATTATTCAACTAATTCGTATAAATGGAAAGAATTAACTTTATCACAAATAACAGATGTTGACATTCCTGTGCAAGGCGACAATGAGGCTTTCTTACAATATGATCATGCAAATAGTAAGTTTATTTGGGCAGAGTATCCGAAAGTAAGTGTCAGAAATGAAGGTACAACGTTAACATATAATTTAGGGTATATTGATTTTGTAGGCACAGGTGTAAATTCTACAGCAACAGGCGATGATGTTACTGTAACTATAAATGGAAATCCTACATTTATAGGACAATCAGATTCTCCTCCTACATATACAAATAATATAGGAAAAATGTTAATAGTTAATACTGGTGCAACAGGATTACAGTTTACTGATGTTCCGACTACTATTTCAACATTTATAGAATTAAATGATGTATTACCAACATCATTTACCGGAGGAGAAGATAAGTTAGTAACTGTTAATTCAGGCGGAACAGGACTTATATTCACAGATAAAAGTTTTATAAGTTTAGATGATACACCAAGCACAATGGCTAACCAAGGTGGAAAATATATTGCAATTAAAGCAAATGCAACAGGGATAGAATTTGTTAACCCTCCTGTTCAAATTGATACATTTTCTGCGTTACAAGATACCCCAGGCATTTCAACAGGAGATGCTACAAAATATATGAGGGTTAATGCAGGAGGAACTGCATTAGAATTTGTTAGTGCTCCGATAGATAATACAACCTTTGCAGGGCTAACCGATACACCTAGTACAATGAGCGGGCAAACAGGAAAATATTTAAGAGTTGCCGCAACAGGTGCTGATTTAGAATTTGTAGATCCGCCCACTACTACATTTTTAGAGTTAACAGATACTCCTGCTTCTTTTGCAGGTTCTGCAGATTATTTGTTAACAGTTTCACAACAAAGTACAATTCAATTTGTTAATAAAACTTCATTAGGATATCTTGGAGAGGCCGATTTAACAAGTTATACAGTTGGTGGAACTATTAGTACAGACAATGTTATTGAAGGAAATACAAATAAATATTATACTGAAGGTCGTGTTGATACAAATTTTGCAACTAAGAATGCAAGCGATCTTGCTGATGTAGACTATGCAAATGCGCCAGCAAATAACGATGTATTAATATGGAATGCTACAAACAGTAAATGGGAACCAGGGGTTGCCCCTGATACTTCTGCTGGTGAAGCAAATACTGCATCTAATGTTGGTACAGGAACTGGAGTATTTAAACAAAAAGCAGGCGTTGATTTAGAATTTCATTCTATTTCGGCAGGAACAGGTATTTCTGTATTACAACAAGGCAACAATATACAAATAGGTAACTTAGCAGTTAGTGGCCCAGGCGGAAGTGCTTATATAGAAGAAGACGATGCAATTGCTTTTGCTATTGCATTCGCATAACGGATAAAATATGGCGAGTTCATTTAAAAATGCGGCACATACAATTTCGACGGCAGACACCGACGAAACGATGTATACAGCAAATGCGGCTAACCAAGTTGCGGCAATTATTCATGGTTTGTATATTGCTAATAAACATGCTACGTCAAATTTACAAATTACATTAAAGGTGTATGACAATAGTGCTACTTCAGATATGACAGTATTATCGAAAGTACCTATACCACCAAATACAACATTGAGCTTAGATAAACCTATTAACTTAGAAGCCGATGATGCATTGAAAGTAGCGGCCACACATACAGATTGTGAAATATTTGCAAGTGTTTTGGAGAGAAGTTAATGTACTACGGTCAACGATACGAAGCGGTTTTAGCCGCAGTTGATTATGATGATATACAAAATATACCTGACTTCCAGTATGATACATTTACTGGTCCTGGGACTTCGTTTACTCTAACAACAGGTTCTCCTAAAGATGTTGCGGCATTAGATGTAACTATAGATGGAGTAACACAAAAGCCAGGTGTTGATTATAGTATAACAAACTTAGCAAGCGGAACACAAATTGCTTTTAGTTCATCTCTAGAAGCAGGCGAAACAGCCGTTGTAGTATATAGAGCAATACCCGGGTCAAGCCAAACATTAGCATATACAGAACAATTTACTGCCGTTCAAAATGATAGCACTCCGGTATTAGGAGGAGATTTAAATTTAAATCAAAAAAGAATTATATCTGCTTTAAATACGGATTTAAAAATAGAAGTAGGAGCAGGTGGAAAATTAAAATTAAATGATTTAGCATTTCCTTCAGCAGATGGTACCTCTGGACAATTTTTAATGACCGACGGTGTAGGTGCAATAACATGGCAAACACCACCAGGAGCAGTCGGAGGCGAAGCAAATTCCGCGAGTAATGCAGGAACTAATCAAGAAGGTACAGGCATATTTAAACAAAAAAGTAATGTTAATTTAGAATTTAAAAGATTAATAGCGGGCGATGGTATTGTTATTAGTGAAGAAGAAAATTTAATAAGAATACGAACGCCTGACTATACCCTTAATAAAACAGACTATGGTCAGATACCTGTAGATTATGGAGATTTGGCAGTATATGATACCGAACAAGATTTTGGTTTTGTGTCCGATGACACAGCCGTTAATTTAGATGTATTTTTAGATCATACTACTGGATTGATAGCACCAACTGTAATAACAAATACAGGCCACGATAATAGAATATTCATTGCAGAACAAACAGGTAAAATTAAAGTATTCAGTGGTCAAGTTATTTTGTCAACCCCATTTTTAGATTTAACATCTGTTATGCAAACTTTAGGTACTGCATATGATGAAAGAGGATTATTGGGTTTAGCATTCCATCCAGAATTTAATATTAATGGATGGGTTTTTGTAAATTATTCAAAAGCAAAATCAGGTGTAGGAATAGATCATGAAACTATTATAGCAAGATATACTGTTACAGATCCTGTAAATGATGATATTGCAGATCCTAATTCTGAAGTAGTTATTTTACAATTTGATCAACCTGCAAGTAATCATAATGGTGGAGGAATGACATTTGGATCTGATGGTTATTTATATATAGGTACAGGAGACGGAGGAGGCCAAGGTGATCCTGATCACCTAGCACAAGATAGAACCAGTTTATTAGGAAAAGTTTTAAGAATAAATGTAAGCATAGGTTCATCAGAATATACAAATTATGCTATACCTACAGATAATCCATACAAAGATCATTCTACTTATAAAGAAGAAATTTTTGCATATGGATTTAGAAACCCGTATGGACTTACTGTGGATCAAACTACAGGAAAATGTTGGACAGGCGATGTAGGGCAAAATGAAATAGAAGAAATAGATATTGTTGAAAATGGTAAAAATTATGGTTGGAGTGTTAAAGAAGGAGACAATGTATATGATTTAAATCATGGAATTGCTCTCGCTACGGCCGCAGGCACAGATGTTAATACTTTTATGAATGGATTTGAAAGTCCTAAAGCATCATATACACATTCAGGTGGCTCAATTAACGGGCTATCAGTTATAGGCGGGGTTGTTTATAGAGGAGCAACTTGCACAGAACTAGTAGGAAAATATGTTTTTGCAGATTGGACTACAGATTGGAATACTCCATCAGGAAAACTATATTACTTAAAAGAACCAGTAACAAATATGTATCAAATAAATCAATTAAACCCAATAGCAATAGATGTAGGTGCTGAATTTATTACAGGGTTTGGAGAAGACATTAATAAAGAATTGTATATTATAACACGATTATCATATGCTCCAACAGGCACAGGAAAAATTTACAAACTTGTAGGACAAACAGTTGCATAAGGAAACAAAATGAGTACAGAAGTAAAATTTAGAAGAGGGAGTACTACCCAACATGCTTCGTTCACCGGAGCCCAAGGTGAAGTAACAGTAGATACCGATCTTAATACGTTAAGAATACACGATGGTGCTACTGTAGGCGGCCATAGAATATTATTGCATAGTGAATTCGTGGGTACAGGTACAGGTACCTTAACCCAAATAAACACTGGCGCAGGATTAGATGGCGGTCCTATAACTGCTTCTGGTACAATAGAATTAGATGCCGCTACACAAACAACCCTTACAAATTCACAAACTGCGTATAGTTGGGGCGACCACGCAACTTTTAATTACCTAACTAGTATAATAAGTGAAAACCTTGGTAGTTTATTAAACGTTAATGATTCTGCAATTACTGATGGCCAAATACTTCAATATCAAACTAATTCAAATCAATATCTACC